GTTGTTTTCAGATCTATAACTATTCCAGGTAAGCATATATCTGCTTTACCTCTAAAAGGTAAATTATTATAATATCCAATTTCAGGTTTTTCAAAGTGAGCAAATCTAACAATCTCTCTAAACTCATCATTTTCTAAAACAGAATTAGCAATACTTTTACATCTATTTAACTCAGAACTAGTATAAACTGTTTGTGGTATTTGTTCTTGAATAGCTAACTTATAAGCCTTACTACCTTTTGTTGAATCAATTATAGTTAATTCATTTATCCTATGTGGCTCTAAAGAAAGTAAATGTATCAATCTACCATCTCTTAATGCTTGGTATTCTTTTTCGTTATCATCTTTATTAAGCATTTCAATGTAAGATTCAGGACCTTCAATTAAACTTTTACAAGAAGAACTAGACAAAGCATTTTTACCAAGATAACCATAGTAAAACTCATCATCCATCATTTTCTTTAAGATATCTTCTTTTTTAAATACTTCGTTGTTAAGTAGTTTTATTTCTTCCATTAGTTATTTTTTACAAATGTTCCATCGACCATTTTACCTTGTCTTGATTTTATAACATCATAAGCTGATTTAATACAATCTTCTATATTATATCCTCTAAGTTTCGCGAGGTTAGTTAACACAACTACCATGTCACCTATAGCGTCTATAACTTCAGGTTCATCATTTTTTAATATAGCTTGTGCTAGTTCACCTGATTCCTCCATTAGTTTTACATATTGAGTTTTAGTATCACCTGATTTATATATCCCTTTATCTTTAGCCCATTCTCTAATTAAATCAAATATATTTGAATCTTCTAGTCTATTATTTTCTATTAAAAAATCATGAGCGTTTATTAATGATTGATTGTATATAAACATTTCATTATTAAATTGAGATTTTTTTAAATTTTTTAAAATCCAATCAGCTAAATCTTCACATATTATTATATCTTTACCATTTAAATCATTTATAACACCAAGATTTAATAAAAATTCTTTATTAATATTACTTTTTTCTACTTTAAATGTTACTGTATGGTTTGTTTTTTTAATCATTTTTTTATTTTTAACGTTTGTTAATTGTTCGTATGTGTTTGTATCTACTTTGTAATTCAATAATTCTTGGTAATATCTTTCAGCATTAGAAGCTTTTTTTATATCTTTGCTTTTAAATAAAATAGAATAATCTTTATAGCCTTGTTCTTTTTCAACTCTTTTTTTAATATCCTTAGTACATCCTACTTTTATCCCTTTAATATAGTATACGTAATACATCTTTTTTTTATTTAATTTTATCGTTATATAAATGTAAATTATGTGCATGGTGGTAATAAGTACCAACCTTGTAACCAGTCATAGATGATACTAAACTCTGTAAAGATGAAAAACAATATTGGTCTATACAAAAACCATACCATAGATCATTAGATCTCATATAAACAGACATATTTAGCTTATTATCTACTACTGTAAATTGAATAGCGTAAGTACAAGGTGTGTCGTTTTTATACATTTGATTTTCTTTACCATCATATATACTAATAGTAGCATGCCTAGTATCATGTTTTGATTTTAATTTATCTACTACATATTTCAATTGATTATTTCTTTGCCATTGATAACCGTAATTAGAGTTAACTTCACCATTTTTATTAGCCATTTTTTTCCATATAAGTGGTATTTTACCATATATATCACCTAGCTTACTTATTCTCGGGTCACCTGATAAGTACCAATTCCATTCAGCTTCTGCATAAGTTAAATTAAACTTTCGTTTTTCGTTTGTTATATTATTATCTAATGGGTCTCTTAAAATAAAGCCAACATTAAACAATGCTTTAGTATTATCAAAATCAATACCATCAAGTATTATTTTTTCATATAAGTACTCGTAAGCTTTATTTGCATTTTTAAATTCCATTCTCATATTCTTTTAAATAAAACTCCAATGTTTCAGATTTTATATCTATTTTACTATTATCTTTTAACAAATATACATTAATTTTTCTAAACTCTTTATATAAATTAACAACTTGTTTACTTGGTACTGTATTTTTATATCTTTTACCTCCATTTCTAAAAAAATAAGGAAAACCAAAATTAGCTTTACGGCTAAACTTATAATAATTATTAATATTTATTACTTTATCAAATTGTTCTTTAGATAAATCTATTATCTCACCTGTTATTTTATTTTGTACAAACCAATGAGAAGTAAAAAATTTAAAACCTTTTATATTTATAGGTATTTTATGTATACATTTTAGTTCATAATCAGAACCATAACCTCCTAAATAATAAAACATAAATTGACTTATAGGAAAGCAATGTCCATAAGGAAATTTAATATTATAGAATTCTTTAAGTTTATTTATATTATCTGCATGAGCAGTACCTGTTTTAACATTCTTATGTTTCTTAAATAAATGTTGATTATCATAAAAGAAACTACTAAATAAATCGTATTCCATATTGTTTTTATTTTTAATATATTCCATACTTGTTAAAGTCTTTTAAATTATTCCATTCTCTTTTAGAGTCTATACTACTTTTATCTATACTAGGAAGATTAGCATTACCAGCTACACTAAAAAACCAATCACCTTTTTTACCATATCTATTAATATAATCCCAACCCTTAGAATCATAAGAATCTTCACAATTAAATTCTGTAGGTATTAAATCAGATTTACTATTAAAAACTTTATGGTATGAGTAAAAATCAGCAATACCTAACTCACCTTGTTGTATATTTCTAGCAACAGCAACAGCTTTAAAATTAGTATTAGGTAAAGCTATTTGCATTGTTCTACTTAAAACACCTGTAGATATAACGCTCCAAATTGTTTCAGGTTTTTGTTTATCTTTAAAATAATCATAAATACTTCTTACACCTCCAGCTATTACTAAAGGATGATTTAAACCTAAAGGAATAAAATAAGCTCCAGTTGCTATAGAATATTTTTTAGCTAAAGAATTAGCATTTGGCATAGCTGCTATTCTAGCAAATAAAGGCTTAGCTCCTAACTCAATACATAAAGCTTGATGATCACTAACCTCTTTAGATGATGGCATAACTAAGGTAAGATCTAAATTATATTTTTTACATAACCAAGATAAAGATATACCAGCAAAACCTCTTCTTGGTTGTACGTATACTAATTCTTTAATACCTTTATTAACTAAATGTTGTATAAAAAATTCAGCTGATCTAGCCTTGTAACCTACTTCACAAGACTCAGATTCATCTATAACGTTAAATCCATTTACTTTTTTAACATTAAATTCTTTAAAAGAAGACTTAAAACCTTCTGTTAGTTCTAAATAATAATCAAGAGACTTACCTTTTAAATCATTATTTTCTACTTTAGTTTGTTTGTTTATAAACATCTTATATTATTTTTATATATTATTCCATTATTTAATTCTATATGTTCTTTTGATTGAAAGTTTTCTATATACCTTATAAAGTCACAAGCAACATCTTCCATATCATAAGGTTTTGAAAAGCCACCAGTTACGTCACATAACAACTCTAAGGCATCATCATGTTTTTTATTTGGTAGTATTAATTTTAAACATTTCTTAGCATTAGAACCAACATAAACTGTACTATCTTGATCTACTAATTCAGGAAAGTATTCAGCCATATCCATAGCGAAAGCAGTTAAAACAAAGTTTTGTCTTTTAAAACCTTTACTTATTAACCATTCATTACCATAATCAACAACATCTTTAATACCTTTTTTACCTCCTTTATAAAGATAATCTATAAGATAATCCATTAAATATTCTGATTTATTATAAATAAATAAACGTAAACCACCTTTAATCATAGGTAGTAAGTAACCTTTAACATCACAAAACTTTGAATCAGGTATTACTCTAATCCAATCAGATGAAAATGTAAAACCTTTTGATAATTCATCTACTATCCAAAAATTACCAAAACCATGTGTTCCAAAAGGAGACTCGTTATTTTTTTTAGGTTTATAATTAATCCCAGAACCACATAATCTAAATAAATAAGATAACTTTATAAAATTTTTATCAGTTAATCTATCTTCTATATTTAAAAAATACTTACCATTACCTTTAGGGTCTTTATCTTTTTTTCTAATAGCTTCTAATAAACTACTAAATGCTGCATATTTTCTATTAACTACATCATATATTGGTATATTCCATACTAAATCATCATTAATATCGTTTTTACCCCATTGAATGCATTCGTATTTATACTCTTGCATTTTTTTAGCTTTACTATAATAATCTTTAAATTGTTCTAACATTGTAAATCATTTATGTATTTATAACTACTTGGTCTTAAGTGAACAGATTGCCTTGATTCCATATCATTAAAACTTAAACCTTGATCATAATCAAAATCCCATTCTATTAAATTATATCCATAATGATTACAACCTCTTTTTAATAAATTATTAAACTCTTTGACATAATAAGTTCTATCTTCTTTAGATCCGTAAAACTTTTCACCTTTATATAGACCAGTTTTAGGTAATTTTCTAGATTCATCTTCAATAGGTAGTAAAGAAACTAAAGTTATTTTATCGATATTTAAATCAATTAATTGCTCAAACAATCTTTTTATAAGATTAACTACAGTTTTTCTACCATTAAATCTATGTATATGAAATCTAACATCTATATTACCAGCATAAAAAATAAGATCATTAACATCTTTGTTTATATAATTTTTTAAACCTGTATTTAAGAAACCATTCAAAGTTTTACCGTCATTTCTACTTATAGAGTAACCTGGTTTGTAAACAGATAAACTATGGCTATCTCCTAATACTAATTTATTATTAATATCATCTATTTTTAATACTGTAGGTATTTTATTACAATTAAGACCTTTTAATTCTTTTCTTTTATTTATAATGATATTATAATCTATAGGTATATTAATACAAAAAGTTTTACCTTTAAAATTGTTTAATTTTTTAAGCCTAATAAATACTTCATCTTGAACACCTCCAAAGAAATTAAATACATTTTCTCTATAGTTTACTCCTTCTGATATAATTAATTCATCGTATTGATCCCAATCATCTTTATTAGTTAAAATATCTGCTTTAAAAATACTTTTAAGTACTAATGTATAACCACCGTTATGGCTATTTAATCTTTTAGCTGGATTACTTACAATCCCTACTATCCCTGTTTTTTTCATCTTTATAGTTTTTATTGTTTATTTAAATAATTATTTAATGAACCTAAATAAGCTACTGCATCAAGTAAGTTATCTTCTTTATGAGAATAAGATTGTCTTGATAACTTTAAAGCTACAAGTATTAAATATACGTCTCTAGCTGTTATGTCTTTACCTGTACATCCTCTTGCTATCATAGCTGTTCTTTCCATACCTTCTTGAAAAGGACCATACATACGTTCCTTTTCTTCAGATCTTTCGTTAATTATTTCATTTGCTTTTTTTAATATATTCATTTTTTTTGTTTTTTTAAAATTATAATATTTTTATATTATAAAATGTTAAAATTATGTTAAAATTCGTAATCATTATCTACAAATTCTGGTAAACCATTTTCATTTATTATAAAACTAAAAGTTTCAAAACCTTTATTCCTACTTCTTTTACATTCAACAGTTATCCATCCTTTATTAACTCCATTTTTTTCTAACTTAATTTGTGTTTCTGATTTTTTTTCAAGAAAACTACCTAAATGTCCAGTTGGCTTATCAGAACCATAATTACTATGTATAATTGTAACTATATGGCATTGTAGTTCATCTGTCCAACTCATTAACTTTTGTATAGCTTCATTGCATTGTTCTAAATTATTTACATCAGCAACTAAATCTGCAATACCATCAATGATAACTAAACCAATATCTTTTCCTTCTAACTTGTCGTTTAAGATATAATCAATAAAATCAACTCTATCTTTATAACTCATTGTTCTTAAAGCATAAGTATAATAATTATCATCATCTGGTATACCATTCATTATTATTGGTCTTCTGAATAGTTTTTGACAATGAAATTTTCCTTGCTCTGTATCAAAATGAATTATCTTTCTACCTTTTCTATGTCCTTTTAGTAAGCCACTATATTTATTTGAATCACTTTGATATGCTGATACAAGTAAACTAGAAAAGAATGATTTCATACTTTTTGGGGGAGCTTGAATGAAGCTAAAATTACCATAAGTACCAATTGGTATATGATATTCTACAACATCTCCATTATGATTTATATCATTGTAAGTGCCACAACTTATTGCAACTGGTGGATATTTAACATCTTTACTAATGTCAACATAAGCGTCATCCTCCATAAGTTGCATAAACATTCTCTTTGTTTCATCATCTTGTATTTTTGTTTTGTTCGTCATCTATATATTTTTGTATTTTTTTCTTGTAAAATTTACCAAGTATATTATCATTTAAGAATTTATCATTTTCTAAAACGTTTTCGGTAAATTGTAGT